TTTATGCAGCACACGCTGCTTTATCAGCCGACTTTTGGAGCGGCTAATCCGTTGTTCCCGTATCGTGGGACGACGAACTAGCGCGGATTAACGAGGGGCGACCTCGACAAGTTTTACGCCTAGTGCAGGCGAGGTACGTTTTTTACGGCTACGGGCCGGTCACATATCGTAGTGACGGACGTATAAAGAATATTAGTCTAGGTATTATTTATATGCAACACATTTCGTTACCGAACATTGAGTGCGGGGTGAATGTTCTACCACTTTGCTTTGTCAGCCCAATAAGCTGCTGACATTTTTCCTTTAGCTATGTTCTTCCCGTGACGGGCTTTAAAGCTCTTACGTTTGGCTACCATTTTCGCAGACTCTCCCGCTTTAGGCTTACCAGCGGTAGAGGCTCCTTGCTCACCAAATCGTATGGTCTTGATCTTGTCACCTTCCTTCGCCACAACAATGTGCGATTTTTTTGGGTGGCTCGGCGTTCGCTTTGGCTTATTAAATCCACTTACCCCCGCTCGTGCGAGACGAGGGTCTTTCTTTGTTGGCATTATAAAATGTCTCCTCTTAGCCGTTTCAATGTCGCTTCAGGCAAAGCTGCGAACTCTTCTTCTGTCATATTTGAAAGGTCTATCCCTTTCTCACCATGATTTGACGAGCTTTCTCCTGGTAGTTCAGGTGGCTGAGCCTCTGCAGCCTTCAGCTTCTTTTTAACTTGAGCGCGTTTTTTTGAGACTTCATCAACAGTTTTTGCCTTACCTGCCAAACTCGGCGCTTCAGTTACGCCGTCATTTAAGTCATGGTCTTTCACTACAAAGTTCACTGCTTTTGACAACGCATCTACAGCGTCATAGCCTTGGACTATGAATGCGTCTCTCAGGCCAACAACTTCGTTTGTGTAGTCTTCGTTGTACTCCTCAGAGTTACTATCGAAGATAGGGTACGTTTCCTCCATCGCATTAGCGGCCTGCTGAAGGGCGTTTATCTGCCTGTCCTTCGTGACAGTCTGATTCATTTCTTGCCGCATTTCGTATTCGAGTTCTGCTCGCTCTGCCTTCCTGATTTCGCGACGTAGTGCGACTGCCTTGTCAGTCTCCCCATCCAATACCATGTTCTGGTACTCGACTTCTTTTGTGTCAAAATCATATGCTTCTGGTGCGTCTTCAGCTTTCTCATTCGCAGCATTAACCTCGTCTAACTGTTTCTGCAATGCTTTCTGCTTGGCTAATACTTCATCAAGACGTGCTTTAGGAACCATCGGTTTTTTATGAGTTTTTTCGGGTTCAGGTTCCTCTAGCTCAGCTGCTTCTTCTAGAGGCGCTTCTTCTTCATCAACTCCTCCTTCGTCTGGCTCATCATCTGGACCCTCATCGTCCCCGTCTTCTTCAGTCGGCGCTTCTTCGTCAGTGTTTTCGCCCTCAACCTCGTCATCCGCACTATCTGAAATCTCCTCTAATACTTCCTCGAAACTTAGATCAAGCTGCGGTGAATCGTCGTCTTCGGGCGCATCAGCTCCGGGCATTACCGGAAACTCAAGGGCTTTGTCTTCTGCTGTCATATCTTCCTGCTTACTCATTAAGAACTCCCGTTCCTGTTAGTGTTTTGAAATGCGGTTGTAGCCAACTTAGTCGCAGCCGACGTTTGTGTCTGACTCTCCCTGACCTCGTTAGTCGCTGCCGCTAGCTCCCTACGGAGGTCTAGCTGCTCTTGGTTTATTTGAATCTTCGTTTGTAGCTCAGCCATTCGTATCTGTGGGTCTACATCCGATACGTCTTGTGCTTTAGCAATATTGAGGGCCGCTTCGGACTGAGTTTTCTTAACCTCTGCCTCAAGCTGTGCAATTTCTAGTTGCAGCTGCATCATCTGTATCTCCTGCTGCTGAGCCATTGCCTGTGCTTGTTCTGGAGTCGGTGGCTCCAAGCCCATTACAGTGCGTATACGTTTTGCCAGCTCACCTTTACGGGCAAGATGCGAGTACTCGATGATGGCATCGTCGGGGATTGCTACGCCCACTTGTCGCAAGTTAATGGCTTCTGCAAACTGAGCCTCATCAAAGCTGTCGCGCGCTGGGGCAGTAGCTACGATTACATCGTACTCACCTAGCGTAAGGTCGTTGATGATCTGGCCTTCAGGCGTCTCCTCATTTATAACAATTTCTTCACGGGGCTTGAGTGGGTCAGCCTCGTTTGTAACCTGAATTACGCGCTCTTCTGTATAGAACGCTTGTATGAGGTTAAGAATAGATTCTGCTAAGTACTGGCGAGCTTTACGCAGGTTGTCCAGTGGCACCTGTATCATTATCGCGCCACGATTTTGTTTAGCTTGGATCGCGATACCGGACACTTCGGCGCTATCTGTACCCAACATGGAGTCATTGATGCCAGAAATAGACTGGATGTTTGCAGCTGCTTTTGCAGCAATACGATCTAAGCCAGTAGGAATACTGTTAGGTGTAATCTTTTGCGGGGGGTTAGTGCCTCGCGCATATTCAAGCACCAGACCTGTCTCAGCGCCGTGTTCCTCAAGATCATCAGCTGTCATACCAATGAGCGAACCACTCTCAACCATCCAACCACTATTAGCTGTAGTATTAACAATATGCAGCTCTTGTGAGGCTATTTTGTTTAGCTGTTCCTGCGGAGATAAAAGGTTTCGGATAATACCGAAAGGCTGGCCCCGCCTGAAATAACAAAAGAACGGAACAACTGTAAACTGGTCATAGGGTGACCAGTCGTCATGCAGTACAACTTTGTCGCAAGTAACTGTCCATCGAACTCTTCGGACTACTTTGCTTATTAGTGAAAGGTTGTACTGCTTTGCAAATTTCTTGCATCTAGGTTCTTTCCACTCTTCTGGGCATTTCCGTTGATCCCCCGTGTCAGGGTCTACGAAGAACAGCGTGCGTGCGAGTTTCTTATGCTGCCGCTCAACAACACGCAGTGACTTCACATTCCGATATTCGTCATCACCTGGGACACCGCCACCAAAGTGGTCGTTACTATTTTCAGTCTCGCCAAAACGGGACTCTTGATACTCTACAGAATCAGGGCCGAAGCTCATGCCGTTCTCAGCTACGAATAGCAGGCGTTCAGCCTTCTTCTTCCCGTATAGCTCTTCGATCTCATCGAGCGTCATCCACTTGGTTTCGAATACCTCGTTCCAAGTCTTAGGGTCAGCGTCTTTTGCATCTGGATCAATCAGAATGTCTAGTGGGTCTTTGGCCGTGATTCGAATTTCGCCTTCAACGTGATCGCTGAAATCCATACGCACGTCAAAGTACCCGCGCCCGTCCATAATCAAACCATCTGAGAACACCTGCTGTTCTACCCAATCGAGCTTGTTGTTGTCTGCAATCTGCATGTACAACTTAGTTAGGGTATGGGCTACCTCTTCTTCACCACCACGGCGCGGCTTGAACTGAATATCTGCACGGCGCGTGGACTGCTCACCCAAGATGGTGTTTACCGTGGGTAAAATCGTGTTAATTGTTAGTGCAGGACGGCCCTCTGCCTCTAGGGCAGCTTCGTCATCCGCGTCCCATTGTTGGCCTTGGTAATAGTCATCGCACTTTTGAGCCATATAGACGTATTCAAGATGCCCATTATCGCGAGCACGCTCGTAGCGTGACCACTGGGTGCGAGTGATTTCTTCTTCCTTGTCAGGGGCAATCTTTTGTTCTTTCATGTCATGCGCTCATAGCTGATTTAGTGCGGTCACTTTTCATCAGTGCCGGTAATCTGTCTCGCCAACTGGGCACATGCTCAATCTTTTCAACGAACGTCGAGAACTCAGTCATCATCAAACCTATCCAAGACAACGCATCCACTTGATCGTCATGCACACCATTTGGGAACCTCAATAGCTCTGCTACCAAAGGCCCGGTGAAGTTTTCTTCTTTTGGCAGGAACACCATCCCCTGCTGCATCCGACCTTGGATTGCTCGCGCGCGAGCCTCTTTATCTCTACGTCCTGTTTTTAAATCTTTGAAGTACGCTTCGTACAGCCCACGCTCACGAACCCGCTTCTCTAGGAACGGGCCAAGGGCCATCTCAATATGTCCTTTCTCTATGCCTATGATGCTAGGCTTCCACATCTCATAGAGATCGAGTATTCGTTCTACGATCTCGAAGCCGTCGAACCTGCCTCGTACCAGATCGACAACGTACAACTGATCCTGCTCGTCAACACCTACAACGATGCCAACGGTGTAATCGTTTCTATCATTCTTACCAATCGCCAAGTCCCACGCGCAGTAGAACTTCATGCGGTCGTGGTCAATGTCGTCACGGTCGTAATAATTAATCATGCCCCGCGTAAAATAATCACCGTCGTCTGCGACAGGGTTCTGCTGATACAGCGCTGACCAATCTCGTGGGCCAACTGCCTTTTCTATTCTGGCTAGAGCTGACTCATCGTATCGCTCAGAATGGAGCGCCTCGCCAACCTTTCGGAACTCTTCATCAACTTCGGCTCGTGCAGGGTAGTTAACGACTTCCCACTGCTCTCCGTTATCGGCTGCTGCTTTGAGGAGTCGTCCCGCCAGATCATCGTCATGCCACCTAGTAAGAATGACCAGAACACCACCACCAGGAGCAAGACGTGTATAAGCCGTAGACGTATACCAGTCCCACGTACTTTCTCTCGCGTTTGCGGATTCTGCATCGTCACGGTTCTTTACAGGGTCGTCGATGACGAGAATATGCGCGCCTTTACCCGTAATACCACCGCCGACACCCGCTGCGACATAGCCGCCGCCCGTTGTCGTAAGCCAAGCTTCTGCGCTCTGGCTTTGAGGGTCGAGACGAGTTTTGAAGGCAGACTTGTAGCCGTCTTCACGTAGGAGTCCACGGACTTTTCGACTGAAAGCCATCGCAAGCGAACCCGAATAGCTACAAGAGATAAATTCATGCTCTGGGTTCCTACCCAGATGCCAAGCTGGGAACGCCACCGAAGCAAGCGTGCTTTTACCATGTCGGGGCGGCATGAAAAGCATAAGTCTTGGACTCTTTTTTTCAGCGACATCTCTACTAAATTCCTCTAGTCGTTTACAAATATCTTTGTGAACCCAACCAGCTTGGTAGTCATGGTTGAATCGTTCGACAAAGGGCAATAATCGTTTTCGTGTTAAAAATCTCAGCGCTAATTCTGCGCGCGCCTTCTCTTCTAGCGTCTCTTGCTTCGATTCTTCTGGCTCAGCGCTCGTAGGTAACGGTGCTTGCTCCGCGATATCCGCTTTGCAGTACACGCATAGGTGATCGAGGCCCGCGAACAGCGTTTCGGGGTGCAGGTTTTTGCACCTGATGCACTCGATCTTGGTGGCTTCTACCATTTAGTGATGACCATCACTCGATTCCACCCATACTTGTCGTGCTCTACGGTCCCATCCACAATTTCGTACTGCATCCTTGCTCTTTTCATTACAAGGATATTTGTAAGTCGCTTACTGAAGAGGTCTAAATAGCTCTGCTTAGCGTTTTTACTTTCCATATTCTTCTGCCATCCCTAGCTCGATTAATGTTTCGTTCAAATTCACGCCGTCAGCCAATAACTCACCCAGTAATCTGCCATATTTCCCCGATTTGTCTTTGTGAGTGCGAATTAGTACCTCATCCGCGCCATCTAATTGGTCTTTGAGCCAATCTCGCGCTTCAATACCCGCTGCTTTCGTTTCGTCGTCCACGCCTCGCAGTTCTGGGGTGTTAATTCCGAACAAACGAACCTTTTCTTTACGAATAACCACATTCATACCAAGGTCAATGTCCACGGTGCAGGTATCGCCGTCATAAACGGAGTGAACGCGCGCTACCTTATAGGTGTAGAGCATTATCGTGCCCTCAGTGCATTGATATAATTGATGATTGAGTGGTCAGAAATCCAATTCCCGCGTGTGCCCTGCTCACCCAGCGGCAAAAGACCACTTGGGCGGCTCAACGGCCACGGAACTGTAGGCACAATGTCGTTTTGGAACCTGTACTGGCTCGTTGGGCGCGTCAAAGCCCGCAACTTGCCGACTCTTGGTGCGCCAAACGTGACTACCTGCCTGATTTTGTCTTTATCGTCCGTCTCTCTGAGAATTAAGGCGGCGGTTATTAGGGCGCAAGCCCCACCAAGACTGTGTCCGGTCAGAGTTATTGAATCTAGGTCGTGTTCAGCCATGTGATCGAGGACCACGTACCCCAATCTACGGCTCGCCTTTAAGAAACCAGCGGGACATAGCCCTAATTTCGGTGACCAGAGGGGAAATATCCGTACATCGCGCAACACGTCCATCGGCTGCTTAATGTTAGTGCCTGCAAACGCGATTGTTTTC